ACTTGTTTTGATATTGTTTTTTGTTTTGTTTTAGATTCTGATGCTTCTTCTTTTATAAACTCATAACTATAATCTTTCCATTTGTACTCTACTGGTCTTAAAGCATTTACAAAATCAAGACCAAGCGAAGAATCTGCAATATTATCTTTTAATGTTTGATCAGATGTCTGGATTGTTCCATTTGTTGCATGAATATCATCAAATCTTTTGGAACCTGACCCTAAATCTTGAGCATCATCAGTAACAGGTAAGATATTTCCAGAGAATGATGTAACTTGACCTACATCAATTATCATTACACTTCCACCACCATGATCTATTTTAAAATTATCAGAGTCATCTCCATATAATCCAATAGTAGAGGTTCTTGCATCGTTTTTAAAATCCAACTTTGCAATTCCATCAGCACTTGTATCTTCGATCCTAGCATTAGCAGTATCGGCTAATTTGATGTGAAAATTAACGTCTGGTGATGCTATGCCGATGCCAATATTTTGACTAGCATTAATCGTTAGAGCATCTGAACCATTACCACTTCTTAGCGTTAAAATTCCACTTGAATGTTGAGTCCCCAACTTCATAGTCTTGGTATTGTACTCGTAAAATACATTTGCTCCATTCAAATCACTTGCAGAGCCAAATATTATAGATGAGGTATGACCAGAAGACTCTCCAGCTAATATTGACATCCCAGCATCAGCATTGTTTCTTATCACAAACTCATCGCCATCTCCATCTGGTGTACCGCTAACTGTACCACCTACTCCAATAATTTCTGCTCTATCTGTTGCGAGTTTTATTGCAAATGTAGTTCCATTATCACCATCTTTTACATCTACTAATGTTGTTCCATTTCCACCACCATCATTATCTACATGAAGTAATTGCTCATAAGATGATGCGATTGATTGTCCTGTTAATGTTGCCATAATATAATCCTTTCCATGATTAAAATTTTCCTAGTCTACTTCTAGGGGTTATCTATGAGATTCCATTTTCTTGCCTCATCTTCCCATGCTTGAGATGCAGTTTCCCAATTCGCATTCTCTCCAGCAAAGTCTCCAACTAATCCAGCCAATGATGATTGGGTTGATCCTTCTGCTGATGCAAAAGCTAACTTTAATGCTGAATTAACAGAGGCGTTTGAAGTTCCAGCAGTTGCATTTGCCCATGCTCTAAGCATGGAATTTAATGATCCCGAATATCCACTAGCCTCAAGTCCCGCTCTAAGGCATCCATTCCATGATCTTCCATCTGCATCAATCCCGGCTAAGTCTGCGAAATATTCTTTTAAAATTCTATTATTACTAATTGCCATATCTTTTTTTGACTAGGGGGAGCAAAAAAGCTCCCCTTTGTCATTCCATTTAGGTTCTTATTACTGAACTTTATGAGTTAACTCAACACCGTATGTATCAGCAAGTTCCGCAGTACCGCAGAAAATACTTCCAACATAATCAGTTCTTAGAGCCGCCGCTTTTCTTTCAACTTCAACCCTCATTAAATCACCAGCGTAACCAAATCCGATAGCCATTTTTGAGAATACCGCACCAATCGCATTATCAGAAGAGATTGAAATTTCTGGTGTTGTATATACATCAATACCAGCCAAAGTTCCTAAGAATCCAGTTTTCAACATATCATCTTGAGTAGATGGAGATCCACCGAATTGATTTGATGTTACTAGATCATTAGACAATCCGAATGCCCCGTACACTGCCTTGGGGTGGTGAACCATCGCATATGGAGCCGGGGCTGACTCAGCTTGTAACGTACCTAAAGCCGCAAATATGTCATCAACAGAAATTCCATTGCTTGTATCGTTTGAAGTGTTTGAGAAATTTCCAAAATTTCCTACAATCAAACTATCAACTTTTGCCGCTATTGCATTACCAACTAACTCTCCAGCTATTCCTGTTACATCGTTTGCATTTGATAATTCAGCCTCATCATGAATTGGTACTCTGATTGAAAACATATCTAGAGTAATTGTTTTCTTTACAGAATCAAGTTCAGTTGCACTAATTTCATTTGAATCATGCTCACTATGTGCCGCCACATCTGCACTTGTTACTGTTGCACTTCCTAAGTTATAAACCGGGAATGTAATTGTATCTGCTTTATCTCTCTGCTCTTGCATTACAAGAGGTAGACAAACATTTGCTTTTGAAAAATGCACCATCGCATCGGATAGCACTTCAACCAGCGATCCAGCCAAATCCCCTGTATCATTAACTGCCATTTTTAACTCCTATTTCTTTTTGAAAATTTTGTTCCATCGTTCTTGACTTATATGAGTAAATGATGAGCGAATACTAGAAGGTGTTTTATCCCTACCTACTGACAGGGAGAAACCATCTTCAAAAGGCACTTCTTTGCCATCCAACTGATATTTCATACCATCCCTAGTATTAGCAGATGTAACTCTGCCATTTGTTGGATCGTCAAATCCATCTAGGTTAGTTGCTTTCTTATACTTGGTTGGCTCTGAAGGCATTTTTTATTCTCTTATACATTGGTAAATCAATTTTATTTTTTTGGTAATCCCTTGCGGCATCTAACAAACTTTTATATCCTTGTGTTTCTGCCGGTTGATCATTACCTACTGATGGAACTGATTGCTTATTTGAAAGTTGTATGTGAGCTCTTAGGGCATTATTATCCATAGAGCCATATATAGCTTTCTCTTCATCGCTTAACTTATCTAAAAGCATCTCTCTTTCGGTCTGTTCTTGTAGTTGATACGTTTCTAGTTGAGATTTCATCTCTGCGATTTGTGAATCTTTTTTTCCTAGATCATCTCTGACCATATTCAAAGCGGATTCATATTCACCTTTTGCTTCCATCTCTTTTAGTTTTCGATCTTCTGCATCCTTTAATACTTGATGTTTTAAAGAATCGAGTTCAGCTTTTAATGTATTTTTATCGTCTATTACTTCCTTAAAGCGATTATAAGGAACATCATTGACGGGAGCCTCTTTAACCTCTTGCTCTGGAGTTTGTTCGTTTACGTCTTGAACTTGACTTTTGTTTTCCATTTTTACCTCTTGATTGAGTTATCGTTTGTCTATCTTTATGTTGATAGGTTTACTTGTTAATTTTTTTAAATTCTTTTTTACTTGTCTATCTAAAAATCTAAGGGCGTTTTTCCTATTTTTGTTTCTAAGTCCAAAAACATTATAGCCATGACTCTTGTTGCCTAAAACTTTTTCTCCCTGTAAAAAGGTAATTGTAGCCGAATTAGAGGTAGGTTTGACCTGCACTTGTTTAAACATATCCCCGGTAAGATGTAGATTAACTTTTGATGTATTTGTATTAATTGGCCTTCCTTCAAATCCTTTTAATCTTTCCCCCTTTCCGACTTTATCTTCACCCCTTCCAAATTTTCGCATATCATTCCTTTTATATGCTTTGTATTTGGTTTGCTTGTATCTTGGTCTTTTGTCATCTTGCATGATACCTCTTAAGGCATCTTGCTTAATAGCACCTCGAACAAATTGGCCGACTTGATTCCAAAGTTTTGGAGTAAAATTCAATGCTCTATCTAACTTCATACGGGTACAAACTCATGTCTACAATTATATTTTCCGGCCTCTGTAAATGTTACCGGGAGCTTTTCTATCTCTGCAAATGTAAATCCTTTATTATTTTGGGAATTACCTAAAACCTCTCTGCATATCTCTCTGGTCTTGTTATCATTCGGACCAACATATCTAAATCTTTGTTGTTCATCACCTTCAAATGCTTTCTGTGTTGTGGTCCTGAATAGTTTACTTACTGCATCCCCTGTTGCTACTCTTGATTGAGCGATCCTAGCATTACCAGAAAACTCTGTTTCAATCCTTGTTGATATTTCATTGATAGATTCGCCTGTTAATAATCCTCTGAAGACTTCTTTTTTTAGTTGCTTGGATAGTTCCCTATTTTGAGATACCAATGAATCCAATTCTAAATCCATAATCAACTGCAATGATTCAAGATTAACACCAGCAATATCAACCCCAAACGTACCAGCTTTCTTTAATGTATCAGCTACCTCTTTATTCAAACCTCTTTCAAAGTCTTTTGCGATCTTATCATATCCTAACCGCTTTGCCTCTTCAAAGAAATCTAATGATCTAGATAGCTCTATGAGTTCACTATCTGATAATGTTTCTAATCTAGGTAACAATCTATTAACCTTTTCAACTAGCTTTGTTTTAACGTCTGCTAGATCATCATAATATTGATTTACAAAGCTACTCACCTAATAACCCATCTAATATACTTTGAGGTTGCTCTGCTACTTCTTCGA